CAGTGTTCGGTGACGATGCTAGCACGGTTCATCATAAGTCAACAGTAACCGATGACGGTACAACATATACTAGGTCTGAGATTAGCGCGGGACCGTAATGTAATTAGATTAGGAATGTCCCTTGGAGCCATATTTTGCACGTTTTGTTTCCCAGGCTTTTTTGGCTTGTTCTGATGTGCTTCCTTCGCGCCTGAGATTGGTGAGACTTTGGGGACTAGGATAGGCATGTTGAAACGTTCGGCGGTTTTTCATTTGCTCGCTACGGGTTGCCCAGCGGCAATTACCAGGTTCATAGTTGCCATAGGGATCAGGGTATTGTGTCTCCTTGGTTGTTAATTGATGGGCAAGTATAACATATACATGGATAATAATTAAGCTCATGGCGTTAGACAATGCCAGTAAACGCGCGTCGAGCACACAAATGCTTCTCTTTTTTCTTGAGAGTCCTCCTTTGCCAACGGGGGGAGTGACGCAAGCGATACGGCAGCACATATCGCATGTGTATTCAGGCATCTTGGCGGTCTTTACGGGGGCCTCGATCTTGCGGCAAATGCTGATGCACCACGGAGGCTAGTGTGTGCCACTCGACAGTTCCAGCAAGCGGCGCTCCTCGGTGGGGCTTTTGTCCCTGTGGCAAACGGCGCCACCCTCACCAGGGGATACGCCGACGGTGATTGACCAGGCGGATCGGGCGCACATTGCCGGCGCGTACAGCGGTATAGCAGCCGCAGAGTCGAGCGAGAATGGCCATAGCGTCGTGTGGCGTCCCCAGGTGCGCCCACGCAGGAGATACTAGGGATGGCAGTCGCCCCGATTACGAAGCAGAGCTATCAAGGCGTCTGGGTCTTTGGCTGGGATTTAGTGGCCGGGGAGACTGGCACAGCGATCCTCGTGGCACCCTGGCCGGATAAGACGGTGCAAATCTACGGCACGTTTAGCACGGGAGCGTTGAGTATCGAGGGGGCGCTGGATCGGGCGAACCCCACCTATATTGTCTTGCGGGATGTGCCAGGGCAGGCGATCAGTGCGAAAACGGCGGCGTATTGCGAGGCGGTGCAGCAGCATTGCGTGCTGATTCGTCCGGTGGCAACCACGATTACGGCGGTGAGTGTGCGGATTATTTGTTCGGCGGCACGCAACCGCACGGCGAGTTAAGCAAAGGAGGGGCGGATGGGGGAGCGACGGCGGGCAGACCAGGCGGAACAAGCAGAGCCAGCGGCGCCAGCGGTGGAAACCACGGAAGATGTCAGCGCTCTAGAGACGGCGTGTGCGGTCCTCGATAACGAAGTCGAGCGCTTGACGCGCATCTTTCAGGCGCAGCAAGAGGTGCGGGCCGTGACGGACCAGGTGCGCAGCATTGTGGCGACGGCGGGACCGCTGATGGCCCGGCAAGAGCAGTTGACGGCGGACATTGCCAAGCAGGAAGCGCGGTTGACAGAACTGGAACAGGCGACGGGCGCGGCGATGGAAGGGCTACGCACTGCCCAGGCCGAGCTGTCCACGGTGGAAGAGCAGGTACGGCAGGCGCAGCGGTTGCGCGATGAACTGACGGCGCTGAGGTAAGCGATGGCGGAGACGGCACTAGCCCCACGGATGCGCAGCGAGCGCCGGACCATGCACGGCACAGCAGAGGAGTTGGTGCGGCGCTATGAGGCGCTGAAAACGCAGCGGTCCACCTGGGATTTCGACTTCCAGGATATTGTGCGTTTGCTCATTCCCGGCGCGGACGACATTATCGAGTTGCACGATCCTGGGCAAAGCCGAACGGAACACATTTTTGACGGGCATCCGTTACGCGCACCACAGACCTTAGCCGCCAATATGATGAGCGCCATTACCAATCAGAGCTTGCAATGGCGCCGGCTCAAGTTTCGGGATGAAGCGCTCAATGAGACGCAAGCCGTGAATGCGTGGCTCCATGCCTGTGATACGCGCATCATGGCGGCGTATAGTAGTAGTAATTTTTATCAGGCGGCGCATACGTATTACCTGAACCTGGGTGGCTTTGGCACGGCGGCGATGTACGCCGGCTCCCGGTTGGGCACGGATGGCCAGCATCTCCACTTTAAGACGCTGCCGACAGGCTCGTATGTGATCGCCGAGAACGCGGATGGCCTGGTCGATACGCTGTTTCGGGAGCTGTGGTTGACGCCGCGCCAGGCGTTGCAGATGTTTGGCAATGAGTGCAGCGAACGCATGCGGGAAATGGCGCGCAATAACGACCTGATGGACAAGCAACAGAAGTTTTTGCACTGCGTCTATCCGCGCGTGGATCGTGACCGGGAGCGCTACGATAACCAGCACATGCCCTACGCGGGGGTCTACCTCGAACTGGAGCAGAAGCACATCTGTGACGAGACGGGCTTTCAGGAATTTCCCTACCTGGTGTCGCGGTGGGAAACGCTGAGCCGCGCGCCGTATGGCTATGGGCCGGGACACCTGGCCTTGCCCGATGTGCGCATGCTCAACAGCCTACGAGAATTGCACCTGACGCAGCTCGCGTTGTGGGTACGTCCCCCACTCAAGGCGCTGCAAGAAGGCATCATCGGCAATATCAGCCTGGAGAACAATGCGGTCAATGTGGTGCGGCAGATGGATGCCTTGCAGACGCTCGACCTGACGGGCAGGCCGGACCTGGTGCAGATTGACCAGGCGGACCTCCGGCGCAGCATAGACGATACCTTCTTCGTCAATGCGTTGCAGGCGCTGCCTCCTCCTGACGCCTCGAACATGACGGCCTACGAAGTGTCGCAGCGGATCGAGCTGATGACGCGGCTCATGGGGCCGGTGTTCTATCGCTTGCTGGCCGAGTTCTTGAATCCCCTGGAAGATCGCGTCTTTGGGATCATGTGGCGGGCGGGGGCGTTGCCGCCGATACCGCGAGAGGTGGTCCTGGCGGCGCAGCAGAGTCAAGGGCAGCTCGACGTGGATTATGATGGTCCTCTGGCGCGGGCGCAGCGGGGTGATGATGTGCAGGGCATCATGCAACTGATGGCGGCGACAACGCAGATCAGCACCATGCAACAGAGTCTCGACATCATCGACAACTTTGAGTGGGACCAGATTATTCGCTACCTGGCGGATGTGCAAGGCGTGCCGAAAGCCTACAAGCGGGATTACAGCGAGGTCACGAAGATGCGGGCGCTGCGGGCGCAACAGGCGGCGCAACTCCAACAGGCACAGATGCAAAACGAAAGCTTAAGTGCGATGGGTCGCGTGGCGCCGCTGATTGACACGATGCAACAGATGCCACAGGCGGCGTAGGGGGGCGTGATGGCACACGAGGCAGTCATGCTTGGTGGACCGTTGCATGGGCATGTGCGGGACATTTCGGGCTGGGCTACGGCTGATCCTCCGTATCCTGCGATGTGTGGGTTTCTGGGCTATGGGGACATGCTGTCCCAACCTGAGGCGTTCTTGGCGTTCTCGCGGGCTGTTGCGGACGGGGTGCCGGCGCCGGTGCAGGTGCTGCGCTATGCGCATGTGGCGGAGTGCAACGGTGTCCACTATTACGGGTTGGTGTAATGGCCTCGCGTAGCCAGTTGGGCAGAGCGCTTGCGGCGCTGGTGGAGCCTGAGAGCCGAGAAAAGCTCTTGCATCTGTCCCTGGAAGATCAGGAAACGCTGGCGGCGTATGCGTGGCTCGAACGTACCCCGCAAGGCGAGATTATCTTGAATGATTTGGCGGCAGGGTTGACGAAACCTTGCGTTGATCTCTACGCGGAAGGGGAGCGGCGGGCCGTGCTGAAAATCTTTGCTGCGATTGCGAACGGCATAGTATTGGCACAAGGAGGGCAGGGTGATGGCTGAGCAACATGCGTCTTCAGGGCTCACCGTGGAGAAGATACGCCAGGCACGTGCGGTGTTGGAGCGCGGGGATGCCTGGGCGGACGATCACGGCTTTTTCGAGCGTGTCAGGGGTTTCTGGCGCGAGGATGGGCAGGCTTATACGGTTCTTCATGGCGAGTTGAGAGAGGGACAGGATGATGACACAGGCGCATGACCCTCTGCTTACGCAGGAGCCCGCGCCCACCATTGTGATTACGTGCGAACGGCGGCATGTGTCGGGCGGCACGCTTGGCGACTTTGTACTGGCGCCTCGGGTGAGCAGTACCAATATGCCTGGCGGGAGTATGCTGGAGGCGTGGGTGAACATCCACAATATCCTCTTGCAAGCGGTGCAGATTGCGCAGCAACAGCTCGTCAAGGAAGCCACGAAGCAGGGTGGGGATCAGATCCAGGTGGTTGCCGCATTGCCGGGTGACATGGTGCGGCACTAGATCACGCAAGAAAGGGTTGCATG